TAGTAAAACAAGAAAAATTAGAAGAACATTTAATTGAGAAAGATATGAAAAACAAATTGGAAGGGTTTCCTAAATCAGTATGGTATGCATCTTTAGAGGAAAGTGTTGAAAGAAGAGAAAATTTTGAGTCTCAATGTAAAGAATATAATATAAAAGCAATTCCCTTAGTATCTAAAAGATTGTCAGAATCAAATGATATTATAAAGGGTGAAAATGTTTATCAATTAAATGATGGAACCAAAGGATGTTGTGTTTCACATTTAAAAATGATAAAAGAATGGTATGAAAACACCGATGATGATTATGGATTTTTTGCAGAAGATGACTTAAGTTTTGAAACCGTTCAATATTGGAATTTTTCTTGGGATGAATTTCTGGAAACTATTCCCGATGATGCTGATTGTGTTCAGTTATTAACTATTCGTGAAAACTATGATACATTTAATTTGAGGGAAAGGTATTGGGATGATTGGTCCGCAACTGCATATATTTTAACTAGAGATTGTGCCAAAAAAATAATTGAGGCACATATAAAAGATGATGAATATCATTTATATGTTCCAAATCAAAACATCATGCCTTTGATTGAGAATATTCTTTTTGCTAGTCATGGAAAAACTTACACAATACCTTTATTTGTTGAAGAAACAAATTTTAAATCTACATTCATTGGGAATGATGATGATGTGAGTAATGGACAAAAAAATAACCATTACATTGCAAATAAAAAAGTTTTGTCATGGTGGAAATCAATTCACGAAAACTCAAATCAAGATGATAAAAAGTTGAATGTTGTAGATTGTTTCACATATTTTAATGAAAAAGAAATTTTTGAATTGAGAATTAATTTATTGAAAGATTATGTTGATAAGTTTATTGTTTGTGAAGCAAACTATACTTTTAGTGGAAATCCTAAGGAGTATACATTAAAAGAAACAATCAAAGAACTTGGATTACAAGACGAAAATATTGAAGTAATAGAAGTTGATTTATCTCCAGAAAATCTTGGAGAACCAACAGGATTTGATAATCTTTATCATCCTGGAATACCATCAAAAGAAAGAATACAAAGAGATGCTCTTTCTAAATGTTTAGAAACAAATAATTTTGATGACGATTGTGTTTTTATTGTGAGTGATTGTGATGAAATTATTAATCCAGATTATATTCCATTAATGTGCAATCTTGTAAGAAGTGAAAGAGACAAGATATTTAAAGTTGATTTAATTCATTTTGAGGGAAGAGCAGACTATAGAGTTTATAATAAGGATAATACAATTTATGAGTGGAGATATTCTTTATTTTTCTGCCTTAAAGAACATATGAAAAATACTAGTTTGAATGATATTAGATCTGTTTTTTACATTCCATATCCAATTGTTTGGCCTCATACTGAACCAAGAGAAGAAAATGGTCAATATATTCCCGGCAAAATAATGAATGATATGGGATGGCATTTTAGTTGGATGGGAAATAATAAAAATAGATTATTTAAATCACAATCATTTAGTCATTCTGATCAACCACTTGATTATCTGTTACATGGAAAATATTCAGATGATAAAATGAAAAAATTTATTGAAAATTATAAATTTGAAGAAAATAATATTCCACCTTGTGGAGATTTCAATAAAATAATAAAACCATATCCAATAGAAAAATTACCAAAAATTATATTCGATTTACCAAGAGTAAAAAATTTCTTATTACCTGAAATTGAAATAAATGAAAACTCTGATATTGAAAAATTACTTACTCTTTTTTCTTTAGATACTGAAAATCCAGAACATAATTTTAATCTTGCACTTTGGTATGAAGAAAAAGGACATACTGCTCCTGCATTGTCTTACTTTTTAAGATGTGCAGAAAGAGCAACTGAATCGGATAAAAATTTAGCATATGAAGCTTTGTTACATGGATCTCATTGTTATGCTAAACAAGGAACTAGAGATGAAAGTGTTAGATCTTTACTATGGCAAGCGCAAATGTTTCTTCCCCATAGACCAGAAGCATATTATTTATTGGCAAGATTTGCACAACGTAAAGCTTGGTGGCAAGATTGTTATGTTAATTCCGATTTATGTTTGAGATTATGTGACTTTGATGTTCCACCATTGAGGACTGATGTTGAATATCCAGGAAAATATGGTATACTATATTTGAAAGCTGTTTCTGCTTGGTGGTGGGAAAAAGGAAATGAATCTAGAGCACTTCTTCAAGAAATTAAAAACAATCATAAAATTAGAGAAGAAGATTTTCAACCTATTCAAGAAATGCTTCTTAACTTAGCCACTGGACATATTTCTGAACATGAAATTAAATATGATAAAAATAGGGGTCAAAAATTAAGATTTGACTTTAAAGGATCCGAAAAAATTGAAAGAAATTATTCACAATCATTTCAAGACTTGTTTATTTTAACAGCATTAAATGGAAAACGTAATGGTTTATATTTAGAAATAGGTGCACAAGAACCTTTTTATCAAAATAATACTGCATTATTAGAAACTGAATTTAATTGGGATGGAATTTCTATAGAGATAAAAGAAAATCTATGTAAGATGTTTTCTGAACAAAGAAAAAATAAAATTATATGTGCAGATGCTACGCAAGTAGATTACTTGAATATTTTAAATGAATTTGATAAGGGTACAGTATTTGACTATCTTCAGTTAGATTGTGAACCGTCCGAAGTTACTTATCAAATTCTATTGAAAATTCCATTTGAAACATATAAATTTGCAATTATAACTTACGAGCATGATCATTATGTAGATCTTACAAATTCTTATAGAACTAAATCGAGAGAATATTTGGAAAGTAAAGGATATAAGTTACTTGTATCTAATGTTTCTCCTAATGAGTGTAGTTCATTTGAAGATTGGTGGTATCATCCAGACTTATTAGATTATGAAACTGTACAAAAATTAGAAAATATTAGTGAAGTCACAGATGTTAGATCTTATATGATTCAAAAATAATATAAATTATTATAAATTTTAAGAAAATTATGAATTTTACAGTTTATTCAAAAGAAAGTTGTCCTTATTGCACAAAAATCAAACAGGTGCTAGAATTGTCTGAGTGTAAACATGTTATTTACACTTTAGATAAAGATTTTACTAGAGAAGAGTTTTACTCAGAATTTGGTGAAGGATCTACATTTCCACAAGTAATTTATGGAGATAAAAAATTAGGAGGGTGTGTTGACACAATCAAATTCCTCAAAGAACAACAAATTGTTTGATGATACTATAAATACACATAAGAACCCGAGTGTCAATCGGGGTATTGAACTTATTCTTAATGGAGGTAAAAGAAAGCAAACGTATCCTTTCCATATCATCTTTGAGAAGATGGTTTGCTTTCTTAAACGGGAAGTAACCGTCTATTTTGAATTTTCCTTAAAGGTAAGGAAAAAGTAGTAGTTTCCCGGAGAAAAAAATGTTAGCAGTCAGTCTAGTATTTGGTTCATTTTTAACAGTTTTGTTTCTTATAGTGGGACTTATAGGTGGATGGGTTGCTAGAGAATATATGATGAACTATCGGGAAATTCCACGACCTCACCCCGAAATGTTTGATGGACAGGGAAATTTAATTCCAGATGAGGTAATTGCATTTAATTTTGAAAACTATCATGACTACAACGACACAGAAGAAGACGACGACGAGATCTAAATCAACAACCACTACAAGTATTGAATTGCCTTCAAATCCTTTTGTATTTGAAGTCTTTAACTTGGCGTTAAAGCAGAAGACAAATTCAAAAAAAGTAGAAGTTCTTCAAAAATATTTTCATCCATCAATTCAAACTCTTTTTGTTTGGAATTTTGATGAAAGTATTATTTCAGCACTTCCTGTAGGAGAAGTTCCTTATGCAAGTGTTGGAGAACAAAATTCTTTTAGTGGAACAATTAGCGAAAAAATTAATGACGCTGTTTACAAAATGCAAGAACTTGGGTCAAATTCTCTTGGATCTCAAGATCAAGGACGTTCTTCCATCCGTAAAGAGTATCAAAAGTTTTATAATTTTGTTAAAGGTGGAAATGATTCTTTAAGTTCTCTTCGCAGAGAAACAATGTTCATTAACTTACTTCAAGGATTACATCCTCTTGAAGCTGAAATTTTATGCCTTGTTAAGGATAAAAAATTAGAAACAAAATATAAGATCACAAAAGAAATTGCAAGTCAGGCATATCCTAATATTCAATGGGGAGGGCGTTCTTGAGTATGAGTCAATATAATGAGGTAATTGAGAGAACCCAAAATACAAAAAAGCATATGGATCATTGGACACCAGTAGAAAAAGAAACCTGCAAGTCACGCTACGGGTGTGATATCCTAATTGAAAACAGTTCTTATGCTGATGTTTGCACCAAAGATGCTCCAAATGATGCTTATATTATAAAGTATCTTGTTGATGAAAAAATTTGTTTTGATCTTACAAGAGGAACTAGAATTAAATTATTTGATATGTATTGGGATAAGTTTCGTGAAAACTTAAAGAGTATTGATTTTGGATATGGTAGAGTCAATCCGAAACTCTGGGGATATAAATCTCCAGAAAAGAAAAAGCGTAAGTGATTTCCCAGAACCTGGAAAAAATTTCCAGGTATTTTTTTGCCCCTTAAGATTTTATAAATTGTATAGTTTGTTACAAATCGATATTGCTAAATATGCGTAACAAGGGTATAATACCCTTACGTTCATCCAGGAAACTGGACGCAAGTAGGACGGCGCAACGGATTCGTTGATCCCAAAAAGGATGCAAACCGCCCAAAGGAACGGGACTAATCATCTCAATCTGGAGGAAAATCCTAATGTCTAAAGTTATTTACAGAGGCGTAGAGTATGATACTCAAAAACGCATTGAATATCAACAACAGATGATGCAACAACCCCAACAGTACAACGAAACCTATCGTGGGGTTAAGTTTGTAAAGGAGGGGCACAAATGAAAAAACTAAACTTCCTTCAACTTATTAAAGAACAAAAGCAAAAAGAAGATCGTCGTTATAAAGCATTGCTTGTAAATGCAGGAGCAAAGTGATGTTAATCATCGCACAAATTACAGTGGCATCTGCTACTTTTATTACACTATTATCCCTGTACGTTCAGTGGATTTCTAAGTAATCGCAAGATTTTAAAGAGGGGTTGATCCCCTCCTTTTTTTATGGTAAAATGGGTTGAGAGAATATTATCTTATGGACAAAGAAAAACTTAAACTCATCGTCCGTAATTTGGAACTCTTAGTTGACTCTTTGAAAGCAGAAGTATATTCTGATGCTCAGAGTTATCTAAATTATGATGAGGTAAAAAAAGGATTGCACCACGATTATGACGAAATCTTTGACGACGATGATGGGTACGCGGATTAGTAGAGCAAAAAAACTTGTTAAACTTCTAGAAAGACTGGTTAAACAAGAACATCTTTATACTGCTGAAAAAATTATAGAGATGAAAGCACAATTGCGAGTAGTAAAGGAAGAACTTGCAGACTTAGAAACAAAAATTTCAAAAGGATTTGGAAAGAAATGAAACCAATTAAAGCAAAAGATCTTCTTGAATTGGATAAAGAGATGAAAGTTGTGATGCTTAGTCAGACACAACTTCCACAAACTCTTGTATGGCAAGGAGGTAAGAATGACTATTCTGAAGACCCTATTCATACCAAACTTCCACCAAATGAAAATGAATGTGGTAAATGGGTTATTGAGCAACTACTTGCAAATGAACGTGGGCACTGGGGTCCATTGGAGCATCCTGCGATTACTTTGGACTGTGTTGGATTTGTTCATAATGTAATCGTTCAGGCACGAACCCATCGTGTTGGTGTATCATTTGATGTCCAATCCCAACGATATACTGGTCGTCGTGTGTTGAAAGTTGCAAGTGGAGAACTTAAACCAGAAGAGGTTTATTATGTGCGTCCAGAAGGTCTCTATCTGGACCGTAAAGGGCATAAGTATGAATGGACGAGGGAAGATTACGAAAGGCAGTTAAAGTTCTGTCTGGCAGCATCTGAGAGATATGCAGAAGGTTATAATACTCGTGGTATGGCAGAGGAACATCTTCGTGATTATCTTCCACAAAATATTCGTCAGAATTTTGTAGTTTCATTCTCACTTCGTGCTGCACTTCACTTTCTTGATCTTCGTGCAAAGTTGGATGCTCAAGTAGAAATTCAGGCACTTTGTGAAGGTATGGTTCCTGTGATTAAAGAATGGGTTCCTGAGATTTTTAGTTATTATGAAGAGAAGCGTCTTCATAAAGCACGTTTGAGTCCCTAATCTAAATAATCGTACATATTATTTTAACAAATGGCAATTTATCCGCTTATTCACAAAGAAACAGGTGAAAAAAAGGTCGTCGAAATGAGTGTCAACGACATTATGCAATGGTATAAAGACAATCCTGAATGGAAGAGAGATTGGTCTGAAGGATGTGCAAGTCCAGGAGAAGTTGGAGATTGGAAAAATAAACTAATTTCCAAAAACCCTGGATGGAATGACGTATTAGATCGTGCATCAAAAACTCCTGGTTCAACTGTAAAAAAAATCTAGTATGACAAGAAAAAGAAGGACGAATGACCAACCAATTGGTGTTGGTTTAACAACCCGTCAAATGAAGCGTAGAAAACCACTTAGTTCTGATTATTTGATTGATATTGATCCTCTTACTGATAATCAGAAAAAACTTTTTGACTCATATGCTAATCAAAAACATTTAGTTGCATATGGTTGTGCTGGAACAGGTAAAACTTTCATCACACTTTATAATGCGCTTAAAGAAGTTTTAAATGAAAGAACTCCTTATGAAAAAGTTTATATTGTTCGTTCACTAGTCGCTACTCGTGAAATTGGTTTTCTTCCTGGAACATATGAAGATAAGTCTGATATTTACCAAATTCCTTATAAGAATATGGTAAAGTATATGTTTCAAATGTCTACTGATTCAGAGTTTGAAATGCTCTACGGTAATCTTAAAGGGCAGGAAACAATTAAATTTTGGAGCACTTCTTTTCTTCGTGGAACTACTCTTGATAATTCAATTATTATTGTGGATGAGTTTCAAAATTGCACAAGTCATGAATTAGATTCAATCATTACACGTATTGGAGAAAATTCTAAGATTATGTTCTGTGGAGATGCAACTCAATCGGACCTTGTAAAAACTAATGATAGGAATGGGATTATTGATTTTATGTCTATCTTGCGTAAAATGCCATCGTTTGATATAATTGAATTTGGTGTAGATGATATTGTTCGTTCTGGACTTGTTAAAGAGTACATTATTGCAAAAATGGAAGCAGGATTTTAATGTTTAATCATATTGATGTGAATCTTCCTTGCCTTGAAAGGGAGACTATAGATGGTGTTCGATATTATAAAGTTCCAGATGCTGAAGAGTTACTTAGACTTGTTTCTATTACTTCTGTAACAAGTCATAAAAATCGCCAGTTTTTTGCAAACTGGCGTAAAAAAATTGGTGAAGAAGAAGCAGATAAAATTACACGACAAGCAACAAGTCGTGGAACTGACATGCACAGTTTGGTAGAACATCATCTTAAAAATGAAAATCTACCAGAAGTTCAACCTTTGTCAGAATTCTTATTTAAAATTGCTAAACCAGATTTAAATCGTATAAATAATGTTTATACTCTTGAAGGTTCTCTGTATAGCAAAGTTCTTGGAATAGCGGGAACAGTAGATTGTATTGCGGAGTTTGATGGCGAATTAGCAATAATCGACTTTAAAACATCTAAAAAACCAAAACCACGGGAATGGATTGAACATTATTTTGTTCAGTGTGTTGCTTACGCTTGTATGTTCTATGAACTAACAGGTATTCCTGTCAAAAAACTTGTAATTATTATGGCTTGCGAAAATGGAGAATGCGTCGTTTATGAAGAAAGAGACAAATCAAAGTACATCAAACTACTCACCCAATACATTAGAGAGTTTGTTAGAGATAAATTGGAATCATATGGAAAAAAATAAAGAGTTAGAACAAGCAATACAAAATAAGTTTCTTACACCTTCCAAATTTGCATTGGAAATTGAGAACATAGTTGCAACTGAAAATTTTAATTATATTGATGCAATTGTTCATTTTTGTGAAATTAATAGTCTTGAAGTAGAATCGGTTACAAAACTTATTTCAAAACCACTCAAAGAACGATTAAAGTGGGACGCAACCCGTCTTAACTTTATGAAGAAAACATCGCGTGCCAAATTGCCTTTATGATCGTGACTCCTTTTGAAACTTATCAACATTATTTGTCACTCAAAAATCATTTCACAAATCCAAAATACGACTTCTTTAAATACGGTGCGAAAACTCGCGCCAGTATCACTTCGTTTAACAAACGAAAGGACAAATACTGGTTCGAAAAAACTTCGCGTAAATATTCTGATAAAGAAGTCGTAGATTTTCTTGTATCAAACTTTGTAGCATCAGACACACCTGGCAACTTATGGATTGGAGAGATTATCAATTCTGGAGAAAGAAATTACGCAGATTGGATGCGGAGACAACAGAGTTTGACTTACTTGTTCAAAGAGCAAAGCAACGAATTGTTCTCGGAGATCAAATTAGAGGATGCCTTGAACTGTTCCAAAGGTCATCCACCAGTTCTCAAAAAATTTCTAAGCGGGCAATTATCTATAGAAACTTTAACAATTTACGAAAAAATATTCCATTTTTCAAACTCTTTTGATAAGAATCTTTTAGATCCCATATGGGAAACCGTAAGTTTAAAAATTAAAAAATATAATCCATTTCTAAATATTGATATGTTCAATTATAAAAAAATTTTACGGGAAATTATCAATGAGTAGCTTTTTCGATTCCGATATTATTCAAGACGAACTGAAAGAAATCAATAAGTTACAAGAACAAATTTACGGAAGTATTCTTACTTTCGGTATGATGTCCCGTGAAGATAAATTAGAACATATTGAAAAACTGTCCCTCTTGCTAGAAAAGCAGAGAGTGATGTATACTAGGTTATCTCTCTCAAACGACCCAGAAGCGGTTGAGATGAAAGAGAATCTTCGCAAATCAGTTGCAATCATGGGGTTTTCCCCTGAAACTGATATGCAAGTTTTATTCACTAGTATGACAAAAACGATCGAATCCCTCAAGAAGTACCTTGACTGATCCTCCGAATCCTGTTATACTATCCGAGTAATCCCCCGAATCCAAACTATCCGAGGTATCCAAATGGCATTTGCCGATCTTAAAAAGCAATCTAAACTTGGTTCTCTTACCGAAAAACTGGTGAAAGAAGTAGAAAAAATGAATAGTTCTAACAGTTCTTCCGATGAACGTGTATGGAAGTTAGACTGTGATAAAAGCGGAAATGGGTATGCAGTAATCCGATTCCTTCCCGCTCCTGATGGTGAAGATCTTCCTTTCGTGAAAGTTTACTCTCACGCATTTCAAGGTCCTGGCGGTTGGTTAATTGATAACTGCCTGACAAGTATCAATCTGAAGTGCCCTGTTTGTGAGCACAACTCTGGTCTGTGGAACAACGGTACTGATGCTGGTAAAGAAGTTGCCCGTAAGCAAAAGCGTAAACTGACCTATGTATCTAACATCTATGTGGTGAAGGATCCTGCTAACCCCGAAAATGAGGGTAAAGTGTTCCTCTTCAAATATGGTAAGAAGATCTTTGATAAGATCACCGAAGCCATGCAACCCGAATTTGAAGATGAATCTCCGATTGATCCTTTTGACTTCTGGCAAGGTGCTAACTTCAAACTGAAGGCAAAGAACGTTGCTGGTTATCGCAACTATGATTCCAGTGAATTTGCCTCTCAGAGTGCTCTTCTGGATGATGATGATGCACTTGAAGCAATCTGGAAGAAGCAATACTCTCTTGCAGATTTTATGTCCCCCAGTGAGTTTAAGACTTATGAAGAACTGAAGAAGCGTCTCAGTTCTGTCCTTGGTGCTAAGTCTGTTCAGATTGATGAAGAAGTTGATGACGAAGATGATCATCGTGGTTCTACGAAAGAACTTGATGATGATCTCCGATCTGAACTGAACAATCTGAAACCCACTCGTCGTGCTGCTGCACCAGTGGAAGATGATGACGATGATGCTCTCTCGTATTTTGCTCGCTTGGCAGAAGACTGATTATCTACTATAATATGGGGGAGGCAAGGGTCTCTCCCTTTTTTATGAAGTCTGATTTTTACATTGACCGAATTACTAAGCACCAAGCAGGAGAACTGTTGCTAAAGTATCATTATCTTAAGGATATTTCTAAAGGATTTAAGTCTGGTTATAACTACGGTCTCTTTAAAAAGAACGAGTTCTCTCCTCTGAATATTGGTGGTCTTCAGGGAGTTTGTATCTTTACTGGACTGCCAGTACCCGAAATCGCAAAAGGAGCATTTGGACTTGAGAGGAACGAACAACAGGGACTTTTTGAACTTTCACGGCTCTGCATTCACCCAGACATCCAATCTGGGGAGCATAATATCACTTCTTGGTTTGTTTCAAGATCGATTAGACAGTTACGAAAGGATACTGAAGTTAAAGCAATCATCTCTTACGCTGATAGTGATTTCCATAATGGTACAATCTATCGCGCTTGTAACTTTAAGTATTGCGGACTCACAGACCCAAAGAAAGATTTCTACTATGCAGACGGAACTAAACACTCTAGAGGCAAAATTAAAGGTGCTGCAGGAGAATGGAAAGACCGCTCCCGCAAGCACAGATATGTGATGATTTTTGATAAGAATTTAAAACTCTTATGGTAATGTGTTATAAGTATTTTCAGTTCTAATAGTTTGTTGATCAATATATTGAGAAGATTCATCATAAAATAATTCTCTTCTCATATCTTTAAGGGCAGTTTGAAGATACTGTGGTTTTAAAAGATAGATTAAACTTTTTTCATTATTCTTTATTGTTTCATATTCGTAATTACTAATTCCAACTACAGGATTTAGTGTTTGTAAAGGTGAATTTGGATTTGATATTGTAAAATTTGAATTTACAATTTGACCAGCAGAAAGTATTAATCTTCCATTATTATCTTTTACTTCTTTTGTTTCATAATGGTGAATAGAATTTAAATCATTTCCATATATTCTTTCACAATAACGATATAAGTCTTTATTTGATAAAGGCCACTGATCTCTTAAATTAGTAATACCAGCACTGATAATTACTACCCAATCATATTCAACACTTCCATAAACCTCTTCAGCAACTAATTCTGGTCTTGCTCCTTCAATAATTGTGTATTTATTGAATAAAGTTAATACATTTTGTAAGTCATCTCTAATTTTTGCTCTTCTAAAAATATTTTTTACAAGAAGATAATCTTGTGATGATTGTTTATCGGAAAGAAATGATTGATACTGAACGTTTGGAAGTTCTCTAAAGTATGTCATTAGTAACCGACTCCTTCTGTAATATTTTGATAGTCTTCTGCATAAATTGGAGAAAGTTCTTGAAATTGAAGAGATAAAATCATATGAACTGGAGTTGCATCACTAAAAGTTGAATATTGACCAGATCCAGAATAATTAACACTCATGTTTGTCAAAGCACATGGTTTAAATTTATTTAAAAATGGGTGTGGTTTTGCTCCTGTTCTATATTCAATTTGAAAAACATTTGGTGATTTTACAAAAAATCCTCCTCCAGTAGATCCAGTTGCACCTTTCCTTGGTGTCATTTCTTGTTTAAAAGTTCTAATGATAGTTTTTATTTCTTCTGCTTCCGATTGAGACCTTGGAATTAAATCAAATGTAAATTGAAATGCTGTTCTTATGTTTACTCCTTGAAACAATAATTCAACGTTTTGATTTACTACTGCTCCAGTTTCTCTTGATATTAATCCTGTTATATTTGCATCTTGTCCAGTGAGTGCCTGAACTGCTAGTTTTGAAAAGACAGATGATGATGTTTTTTGTCCTGTCCCACTAGTAAATGCTCCTTGAAATTTAGAAAACAATTCTTGACCTTTTGACATAGCACCGCCAATAAAATCTCCACTTTCAATAGTTTCTTTTCCAGCAACAATGCCAGCAGCAAGAGCAGCATTTAATGTGTTTTCACCCCAGTTTGCAGAGTTTGAGTCTGCAACAGATTGTGGCATAGGTAATATGATAGTTGATTTTGGAGTTTGAATACTTCCTTGAAGTGCTTGTTCAGTTGTTCCAAGTGCAAAAGATCCCTGTGTTGATGCAGATAATCCTGGAGGTTTATATTCTATAACTTTAATCTGTAAAAAATCATCATTTTTTCCAATACTAGCTTTTGGGTATCGTAGTATTTGTGACATTTATTTTTTTAACTATTTATTTTTAAGTTTGACGAAAATCTGCATAAGGAATAGAACGAAGTGTAGTAAATTCATTGAAATTCACTTCATAAAAAGGACTTGCAACTTCTTTAAAAGTATATTGTCTAAATGGACTTTGACCACCCCTGAGTTGCCAATGATAATTAAACCCAAAAAATCCATAATCCATGGGTTCGGATGCAAGTATCAATGGATATCGGTCGTAAATAATATTTGGTGTTTTAGCATAATATATGTAGGTATAATATTTACCCATGGATGGTCTAGATGTTTGACTGTCTTGTAGTTGTTCAATAATCATATTCATTAATTCTGAGGGACTTTCACTACCAATTAAGTCTCTTTTGATTGATGTAACTCTATTATCACTTTTTTGCTTTACACCTTTACCACCAGATCTACGTTTTGGATTTGCTCTTTCATAATCAACATCATATTTAATGATATAAATTAATTGTGTTCTATTTAAACGACTATAATTTGTACTCGTTGCTCCAGTTTTTGTGTACTGATGGGATACATGATATACTGTTGCAATCTCTTTTAATTCACTTAATGAATAATCTTCAAGTTTTGGTTTTTCGTAACCTGTGAGTGCCATTACTTGATACCTAAATGATCTTCGGTGATAATTTTAAATTTCCATTGACGATCTTGGCAAAATTCTTCAGCAACTTTCCATTTTGCTTGATTTCTTGCCCATTCAGTTACTTCGTAAATATATCCTTTTGTTTTTCTTTTTTGGACTTTTGGTTCAACTGTTTGTTTCTTCGGTTTAATTTCAATAATATACTTTTGTATCTTTCCATCGTTTTCACGAACTTTAATATAAAAGTCTGGAAAGTATCTATGAATTTTTCCGTCTATTGGTGATCTGTATGGAAGAGCAATTTCTTCACTACCCCACTCTAAAATATTTTCATTTAAGTCACAATAATTCATAAAACGTCTTTCCCACAATGAACGATACACAATATTTGTGGGATCACCTTTATATTTTTGTGGATATGATGGTTGATATTTTCCTTTATATGCCATCTAAATACTTATAATAAAAGATCAATTATAGGTATTTAGAGTGCCAATTCCTAGGAGTTTATCGAGTGTAAAATCTTTATTTGGAAATTTAGCACAAACATCTCATTATGAAGTTCAGTTTGGTGGATTGCCATCAGAACTGTCATCTTTTCTATTGGGTAAGGGTATTACTCCATTCTTTACTGGAGGTGATTTTGGATTACTATGTTTTTCCGCATCATTGCCAACCTCCTCCTTTGCAACTACAGAAGTATCTCCTTATATTGGACTAAAAGAAAAAATAGCACATACGAGAATATACACAAATATAACTTTAGAATTTTATGTAGACAGTAGTTATAATACTTTAAAATTATTGGAACATTGGATGGATTATATTGCAAGTGGATCTGCAGCAAATCAAGCATCTAATGATTACTTCATTCGAATGCAATATCCTTCGACTTATAAATCTGATCAAACAAGAATTATAAAATTTGATAGAGACTACAATAGAGAAATTGAATATACTTTTAGGGGTTTATTTCCTGCTTCAATTTCAAGTATTCCAGTTTCTTATGGACCATCTGATATATTAAAAGTTGCCGCTACATTTGAATATGATCGTTATATTGCAGGTAGGGCACTTAGTTTACCTATATTTCAAGGAATTTCATTTAATAATGATTCAACAATACCTAGAAGAGTTCCTATGTCTCCTGGACAAGCAGGAACTGGTGGAGTAGTTTTTAGACCTATAAATTTAACTCCTACTGAAGCAATAGTACAAGGTGAACTTTATACTACTTTAACTGGAAGTCAAAAAGCAGTCTAAATATTTTCACTAGTCATTGATTATTATGCCATTACCAAAAGTTTCTACACCAACATATGAGTTGGAAATTCCTTCTATAAAAAAGACAGTCAAGTATAGACCTTTTTTAGTTAAAGAAGAAAAGATTTTAATCATTGCAATGGAAAGTGAAGATCCAAAGCAAATTACTGAAGCAGTAAAGGATGTAATTAGTAATTGTATTATTACAAGAGGAATTAAAGTTGATACATTAGCAACTTTTGACATTGAATACTTATTTTTAAATATTAGAGGAAAGTCTGTTGGTGAAACGGCAGAAGTTTTAATTACTTGCCCAGATGATGGTGAAACACAAGTACCAGTGACAGTGAATTTAGATGATATTAATGTTGAAGTAAACAAAGATCATAATCGTGATATTCAATTAGATGATAATTTGAGTATTAGGATGAAATATCCATCTATTCAAGAATTTATTAAAAATAACTTTATTCGTAATGATCAAATAAGTGTTGATGATACTTTTGGAGTTATTACTTCATGCATTGAACAAATTTATAATGAAGAAGAATCTTGGTCAGCATCAGATTGTACTAAAAAAGAATTGACAGACTTTTTGGAATCATTGAGTTCAAAGCAGTTCAAAAAAATTGAAAAATTCTTTGAGACTATGCCAAAATTAAGTCATACTATTAAGGTAACAAATCCAAATACTGGTTTAGAAAACAAGATTGTACTTGAGGGATTAACATCTTTTTTCGCCTAGCGATGGCGCATGAGAGTCTTGCGTCATATTATAAAATAAATTTTGCTCTTCTTCAACACCATAAATATAGCTTGACAGACTTAGAAAACATGATACCTTGGGAAAGAGAAGTGTACGTTTCTTTACTCCAACAGTATATTGAAGAGGAAAATTTAAAGAACGGAACAAATAATGGCTGAGCAAGTCACACCACTTACAGGTTCTCCTCTTTCTCAAGAGTCTAGGCAAGTTATTGCTAGAAGTACATCAGTATCTGGACAAACAATACGAGGATCTAATTTATTAGGTAGTGTTGCACCTAGTGAAACTGAAATTAAAAATCTTCAAACACTTCAACAGAATCAGGCATCATTAGTTGAAGTTCAAGGTGGAATACTTGGAATAAGGCAAGATATTAGTCAATTAAATACTGGACTAATCAGTATTGCTACATTATTACAACAAGATGCTGTAAATGAAGAAAGAATATTAAGAGCGCAACAAGAAAGTGAAAGAAGACTTGCAGAAGAGCAAGTAAGAATTGGAAAAGAAAGTGATCTTGAAAGAAAAATACAAGCAGCAATAATTGCTCCAGTAGAAAGACTTGCTCCAAAAGTTCAAAATCTTTTTGGAAATGTTCTCCAATCTCTTGGTTATCTTTTTGGTGGATGGTTAACTAATCAAGTCATAGATTATATTAAAGAAGAAGGTGAAGGAAATAATGAAAGATTAAAAGAAATTAAAGATAATATTATTAAAAATATTGTCATTGCTGGTGGTGCATTACTTGCGGTAAAGTTTGGTATTTCCGCTTTGTCAAGATCATTGTTTGGTATTACAACACAAGTTGCAAGATTACTAGGAAAAACTGTAGTAGCACCTTTTAATATTGTTAAGGGAATGGTAACCCCAGGTGGATCAAAACCTCCTGGAGCACCCGCACCACCAAAACCATCTGGTGGAGGATTTGGTGGTGCAATTAAAGGTATGGCAAGTGGAGCAGGAAACTTTATAAAAGGATTAGCAGCACCATTACTAGTTGGATCTGCAATGACAGGCCTTGATATTGCTACTGGAGAAGATCCTGGTCGAGCAGTTGCTGGTGCTACTACTGGAATGATTGGATCTGCAGCAGCATTTGCAGCAGGGTCTTTATTACCTATTCCTGGTAGTGGAGTAGTTTCAAGTGCTATTGCTTATAATCCATCTGCAGAATTTGGTAAAGACATATATGATAAGTTTTTTGGAAAAGAACAACCAAAAATTCAACCCGAAGCAAAACCATCTCAACCATTAAGTAAAGAAGAACCAAAATTAGAAGCAAAACCATCTCAACCTTTAATTTTACCTGCTAATGCAGAATCTTTAGCAGAACAAAAGAGTGAGGCATTTAAACCATCTCCTCAACAAGAAATGGTGAAAGAATCTAAAATAAATTTTCCAAATTATTCAAATACATTTAATCTTTCTGCAGATAATACTTTTATTTCACCAAATATTACTCCAGAAAAATCAACAGAAAGTGAAATAAAACCAAATCAAGCAATGTTACCACAAAGTAAGGAACTGAGTTTTGATGCTTCTTCTATGTTTAAACCAGAGAATCCAAATAACTTCCTTGAAAATTATAGTAACTTAAAAGCAGAAGAGTTTATATTAGACAAAACAACACCAATACAACCAACACAAATTCAAAGTATACCAACACAAACACCAAAAGTTGGAGAACTTCCAGAACCAAAACCAAATGTCATTTATGCATCTTCTGGATCTTCTCAACAACAAGGTGCTCAGATGAATCAAACTCCTTCTAATGGGCCTCTAACAGATGTCCCTTTGATTCGATCATCTAATCCGGATAATTTTTATACATTATATTCTTACTCTTGCTACAATGTGGTGATATAATATGGCAATAACAGCAGACGTTATATCTCAAACTTCTAGTATTAATTCAATTACGAAATCAATATCTTCTACTCGTTCTTCTTTATCAAGTACTAATAGTAGTATTGGTAGAATACAAAAAATTGTAGAAACAAAAACAAAAGTAAGAAATGATTTGTTCTTTAGAAACCAAATAATAGAAAAAAGAAGAAGAGAAGCATCTAAGAGAAAAGAATATGAAGATCAAATAGAAGCATCAAGAGTAACTACAAACTTTCAATCTGGATTAAGAGTTGCTTCGTCTAGCAGTCAAGGTCCATTGAGTAGAATTTTATCTTTCCTTGGATATATGGGTGCTGGATGGATTATTGAAAATCTTCCTACATGGATTGCAATGGGTCAAGAGTTCATTGCAAGAATGAAAAAAGCAGGAGAACTCATATATTCAATTCCTCAGACTATGTGGAGAATTCTTCAAGGATTTGGTAATGTGTTAAAGGCAGTAGGAACAAATATTCGTAATTTAGATTTCACTGATTCTTCCAATGAAGTACGAAATTCATTTACACAATTAAATGATACTATAGATTTACTAGGAACACAAATTGTAGATGGATTTAAATTGATGTTGCAACCAACTGGTGAGGTTGATATTCCTTCTACTGGTGAACAACAACCCGATACTGGTTTCCCTGAAGTTCCTGCACCTTCTCCTGGTGGTGGAGGAGGTGGTGGAAAATATAAGCCATTATTGGACTTAATTTCTTCTGGGGAATCTCTTGGTGGTGGGTACTCTGCAATGTATCCTAGTGAAAACCATCCACAAATATTGAACATGTCTATTGAAGAAGTAATTCAATTTCAAAAACAAAAATTAAAAGATGGAAGAATATCTGCAGCAATTGGTAGATATCAAATGCTTTATCCTGAAAAGTATGCAGCAGCGGCAGGAATTCCTCTAACTGCCAAGTTTTCTCCAGAAAATCAAGATAAAATGGTAATTGCATATTTGAAAAAAAATAGAAAACTTGGAGAATGGGAACAAGGAAAAATAAGTGATGAAGCCTTTAGTGAAGAACTAGCAAGAGAATTTGGAGCTTTTAAAAGTGCTAGTGGATATGTTTTACCTGGAAATACTGGAAGTATCGGTTTTAATAAGTTAAAACCTGTTTTAAAACAAATAAAAACTGATTCATCACAAACATCAACAACACCAACAACACAAACACCATCAGCACCACCAAGACCAGTATCAACTGGAACTATGAATTTAATTCCACAAACTGGTTCTGGTGGTTTTATTCAAGGTGGGTCCGGATCTGAAGGAGACACTACATATGCAACTCACTTTCATATAGATACTAAAAATGCAAATCCAAATGCAGAACAACTTGCAAATATTCGTGAAGTTTCTTTTCAAGCAGTAAAAGCAATGTTTGCTAGAGGATCATGGGTTCATTTTGGAAATATTAAAAAAAATGTTTATAGTAATGTATCAGACTCTGAGTTAAGATCTTTAATTGCTGCTGAACAAAGAGCACATGGTGCAAGAAGTAGTGCAGGTGTGGATATTCAAGAACATAATCCAAAAACAAAACAAACTTTCCCCTCTCAACCAGGATCAGCGACTAAATTCCCATTTGCTGTTGGTGAAGTTTATTATCGTGGTGGATATGGAAGAGAGGCAGAAATTATAGGAACTGGAGGAATTACAGTATCTCATGGTGCCGCAGGTTCAAAAGCAAGTCAAGTTTCACCACAACTTGCAAAAGTTCCATCAGAAACTTTTTTAACTCCATCACCATCTGCAGAATCACAACAACCACAAATTTCTTCACTTTCTTTACAAGAACAAATGGCAGTTGCAGAGGCTGTAAAAGTAGAAAGAATGGGACAACAGTTTCTTTTTATTGACGACAGATCAGCACCACAACCATCAGCAGCAACAGTTTCTCAAAAATCTTATGGTGGAGGTGGTGCTTCTGGTCAAATAACTGAGTTTGATATGTTAAATAGATTTATGAAACAAAAATTACTCTTAGACTTTAACTATCTCTAATGGAAGCAGCAAAGAAGTCCATATATGATACAGTATTAATAGAATCTAATGATCAAAAGCAAAGAATTGATCTAAGAACATCTATTGTTGCTTTTGAATACTATGAAGATATATTTTCTCCAATTGTTACTGCAAAACTTAAAATTGCAAATACTGGAAATTCTGCATCCACAGAAAAAGATACTAGCAAACAATCTCTTTATAATGGTCTTCCATTAAGAGGTGGTGAAAGAATATCAATTAAAGTAAGACCAAATACAAAAACTAACATTGCATTAGACTTTGCAAATAAAGTTGAAAATTATTTTTATGTTTCAAGTATAACGGATGTAATTTCGGAAACACAAAGAGAAAGTTTTACATTACATTTAGTTCCTAGAGAAGCGATTACAAATGAAACCGTAAGGGTCACAAGAAAATACCCAACAACATTAAGTATTGATGGATCAGTTGAAAAAATTTTAAAAGAAGTTTTACAATCCAAAAAGATTGGAAAAATTGATAAGACTTCAAATAAGTATGGATTTATTGGTAATATGAGAAAACCATTCACTATATTAACTTGGTTGGCTTCCAAATCTGTACCTATAGAATCTAAAGATGGTACAGCAGGATTTCTATTTTATCAAACGAAAGATGGATTTAATTTTAGATCTATTGATGAAATGAATAAAGAAAAACCAAAAGCAACTTACATCTACAGTGAAGCAGTACAATCTTATTCTGAAGAAAATCAAAAAGTCAACAATGATTTTAAGATTTTAAATTATTTCATCGATCGTAATCAAAATTTAATTGAGAAGTTGAGATTAGGAACTTATGCTAGTTACAGGATGTTCTTCAATCCATTAGACTTTAAATTTTCAAATCCAGAAGAGGGAGTTTTTAAACAAAGTGATTATGTCAAATCAACTGAAAATCTTGGAGATCGATTAAAGTTACCTAAAGTTTCTGATGGATCTGAACAAACTCTTGGAGATATTCCATCAAGAATGATCACACAAATTTTAGATGTTGGAACATTGGAACAAAATGTATCAACTGATAAGAATTCTGATCCACAAAAGTATCAATCACAATCATTAATGAGATATAATAGTTTATTTACTCAACAACTGAATGTAATTGTTCCATTGAATACAAACTTAAGTGCTGGTGATATTATTGAATGTAATTTTCCAAAAATCAGTAGTTCTGATAAAAAAGAATTTGATCAAGAAACAAGTGGACTATATATGATAAAGGAATTATGTCACCATTTTGATACTGAAAGTTCTTATACATCAATGAAATTAGTAAGAGATACCTTCGGACAGAAAAAATGATAGACGAATCAATACTTAAAAGTAATTTTATAGGAAGAGATGGTTTTAGATGGTGGATTGGTCAAATTCCACCTATCGAAGCACAAAAAACTCAAGCAAACGGTGGTGGATGGGGAAATAGAACTAAAGTTAGAATTTTGGGATATCATCCATATAGTACTGCAGAACTTCCTAATGATGAATTACCATGGGCACAAGTTCTTATGCCCCCAACATCTGGAAGTGGTGCAGCAAACTATGCAGTGAATCCAAAATTAAGACCTGGTGACACAGTACTTGGATTTTTCTTAGATGGTGATAATGCTCAAATACCAGTTATTATTGGTTGTTTTGGTAGAACAGATCAAGTACCAAGTACAAATTTTAAATCACCATTTGTTCCTTTTACTGGATATACAAAAAGAATTCCTGCACCAAATGGAACGTTATATAAGTCTGAAGCAAGTGAAGAAAAAAGTAATTCACAAAAATCTCCAAGAGATGTAACTCCAGAAATTATAAGCAAATTAAATCAAAAAAGTGAAGCAAAAGATGAAGTATTTTATTTTTCTGGTGTTGGTAAAAAAGTTGTAATTGGCAATTCAAGTAATGATACTGTTGCCAAAGGAATTGGAGCAGAAGTAAATAATTTATTACAAAAAGTAAATGACGTAACAAATAAAATACAAAATGTAAAGACTGAAATTAGTAGATCTGTAGATAAAATTGTTGGAATTGCAAATGGGTTTGTTGGGCAAGCGACTAATTCTTTATATTTAAAACTTATACCATTATTGCAGGCTGGATTGGAAGCATTATATAAAGCAGTTTATGCCGCAGTTTATGCCGCAACTCAAAGTCATCCCATAGCACACTTGGCAGGAGTTGCGGCACAAGAAGCAATGATACCTCCAGTAAAAGCATTGGAGGCGTTCATTCCAAAAATAGTTGGTATTGTTGTAAATAATCTTTTTAAGACTGTTGAAAGTATGTTAACTGATACAGTTAAAAATGTAAAATATTTTAGAAGTTGCGTTGGAGATCAATTTGTTGGTTCTTTATTAAATGATATTATTAATAAGATAGAAAGTGGTCTTTCTGGTGTTCTTGGTGGTGTAAGTAAAATATTATCAGCAGCATTTTCGGTAAGTGATTTCTTGAGAAGTGGAGTAAGTGCTATAAGATCAATTGGTGGATTATTTGATGTTAATCAAAATAAAAATAAGTCTTCAGGAAACGTTGAAGAATGGATAATTGGGGTTGGTATCGTTGATGCTGGTGAAGATGCAATAAAGTTTGCAAATATTCTCAAAAATATGAATACTGCAAATGCAATTGCAGATGTAGTTGATGGTGTTAAAGATATTAAATCTGGATGGGATATTTTTTCAGAAAAAACAAAAAATAAAAAAAATAAAAGTTCAGTTGGTGGATGTTATACTCTACAACAAACAAGTTGTTCTGCACCAAAAGTAAAGGTATTTGGTGGATCTGGAAAAGGAGTAGAAGCAGAAGCCATACTAGGTTCATTTACTACAGATGCCTCTGGTGTTACAACTGCAAGTGTTATAGGAATAAAGGTCAAGAAAAAAGGTAAAAAATATAAGTATCCACCATTTGTAGAAATAGTTGATGATTGTGATCAAGGATATGGTGCTGTTGCAAGATCCGTAATTGATGAAAATGGAGAAGTAACTGACATTTATATAGTTTCGGAAGGTGAAAATTATCCAGTTGGTTCTGTAAATATTAATACATCTGAAGAAATTGCTGAAACAAACCCATCAGAAATTCCAAATTATGTTTCTGATGTTTATATAGAACAATCTGGTTATGGGTATCAATCAACTGATAAAGGTTTTGATGACTATGGAAATCAATATTCAATCATTGTTGATGAAGATGGTTCAATAGTTGATGTTAACATAGATACTCCTGATATCACTCCTATTATACCAGAAGAAGAAATAATAGAAGAAAATAATATAATACCAAATTTAATATTAAATACGGTTACTATATCAGATCCACCATTAACAATAAATAACTATATTATTGTTGAAGATCTACCAACAATTACTATAGAATCTGAAACTGGTGTTGGTGCTATTTTAAATCCAATTTTAGATAAGTTACCAATTGAAGTAATTAAAGGAAATGAGTCTTCTATAAGAAAAACCAAGTTTGTAAAAGATTGTATTACATAAAATGCCAAGAAAGCAAAATTGGGAAAGAAGAGATATTTGTAGTTATGGTCCTAAATTTAGGATTGACACAAATAACCCACAAATGGGTGGAAATGGTACTAATGTTTATGCATTATATGCAACGACTGATAAGAAAGATATAAATTTTTCTGGTTTAACTGAATGTGGTACTTACAGAATTTGGAATGATAAAACAATAGAATTTATTGCTGGTAATAAAGATTCTAGTGATGGTGTTGATATTGTAATTGCTGGAATGAGTGGTGATATTACTATTACTGCAATGAGAAATGGTGCTGTAAAAATAAAAGGAAAAAATATTGTTATTGAAGCAGATGAAGATATTGATTTAAAGGCAGGAAGAAATATTAATATTAATGGTAAATCTAGAGTTTTAATAAAAGGAAATAAATGTGAAGCAGATGGGTTACTAGGTAATTTGGTTCCAGAAAGTTTTGGAGCGTTGGCGTTTGCTAAAAGTTATGTTGGTGGCGATATTATTAGTAGCAGTTTTATGGCGGGGTTTCCAAATGTTATTGGAACTGCTCAAGATATTGCAATTGGAGCAAAAGATGCTCTTTCTGGAGGACCTGGATCTCTAATTTCAGGTGCCACTAAATTAGCAACATCAAATTTAAAAAATAATTTACCAATTGATCAAATTGTAGATTCTACTATTCATACCTTACAGTCTTCTCAAGACTTTAGAGAATCTTTAAATTCAATTATAACGGAAAAATAATATGGCAGATATTACAGTAATTGGTAATGAATCTTATTTTAATGAAGATGCGAGTTTCTTTAAAGATGTTTATGTTTATGGAATATTGCATTATGATTTTAAAAAATCTGGAATAAGTTCTTATTCAAATATTAATGCTAGTGGAGTTACAACTTTTAGTGGTCCAGTTTATTTTGAAGATGATATATATGTTTCTGGTATATCATCTTTTAATGGGCC